CGCAGAGGATAATGAAAATTCAAGGTTTTGTTCTTTTAAATATTGCACTACTGGTCCCTGACATAAAATAGTTTGTTGGGATGTAGCAGCACAAGTTGAATACGATGTATTACTTTCTTCACAAGTAACGGGGTATTTAAATTTTGACAAAAATTACCCTATTCATAGCGCAAAAATAATTGGTGGTTTATTGTATTGGACTGATAACTTAAATCAACCAAGAAGGATAAATATTGATGCAGGTATAAAGATGAATAACCCATCTTATGTTACCGATGCAACTGCTTATGTAAGCCCACTTTCACAGGTTACAACTACCGTTATTAAACGACCTTCTTACTACCCGCCGATAGTAGTTAAAAAAGAAGATGTAGCGTATCTGAATAATTTCTTAGTTAATGATGCAACTCAATTTGCAACAAGGTATATTTATAGAGATTATGAGTATTCAGTAATTGGGGCATACAGTATTTTAATGCCAAGAAATGACCTTACACAAGTAGTAAATTATATACAGATTGACATACCAACTTCAGAATATATTGACCAAGATATTTTAGAAGTAGAATTGATTGTAAGGTTTGGAAATACAAGCGCACCATTCATAATTCATACATGGGATAGAACAGCTATTGATGCACATAATTTAGGAACAGCATTGACATTTGATTTTTATAATGATATAGCCGGGAACCCTGTTGATAGTGTATCATCAGCAAAGCCTTTTGATAATGTTCCTTTACTTGCTGAAACTTTGGAAGTAGCTAAGAATAGATTATTTTTTGCTAACATAAAAGAAGGTTACGATACGCCTACTGCATCAAGTTTAACAACTTCTATTATTACAGTTGAAGATGGAGAAACTGATTTAATAGCTACATGGAAAACAATGACCATTACATTTTATCAGGAAGATGATGGAATTACTGTTAGGGAATATTATTTTATGAATAATACAAGCCTTGACCCTTCTTTTTATTATTTTAATACTGAAATACCACCTGCCGTACCATCCGACCCAATAGCAATAGGTTCTGCAACATTTTCTACAAACAGTATTCCGGCAATGGCTGATTATCTTGCAGCCGCAAGCGCAGACCCGTATATCAGTTACGATTGGTATCAGGGAACAACACCCTATACAAGCACTATATCAGGTGCAACAGTAGTTTTAGAAGGAAGAAACGCATTTAAGTCTAATGGTAATTACATGATTGCCACATGGTTTTTTGATGAATACAGAAGGAAATGTGGAGTAGTTTATAGCGATGCTAATAAGTTGAAAATGCCACAAAGGACTTATGCTCAATCTGTATATAATGTAGGTGTAAACTGGACTTTAAGTAATGATAATGCGCTAACTGAAATACCTGATTGGGCTTATTATTATTGTGTAGGCAGGACAAAATGTTTGACTACGGACTTCTTTTTAGAAGCAAGATGCAAAGACATAAAGTATGTTGATAAAGATAATGATGGTGTTTATACATACACAGCTACAACTTATGCAACTACCCATTACGGAGTAGGAATAGATATAAGTTCTATTATTGGATTTGGTATGGGGTATGTTTATCAGGAAGGTGATTTAGTGAACTTATTTTTATCAAGTGGTAGTGAATATCAATTTTCAATATTAGCACAAGAAGGCAAATGGCTTATACTTAATCTTCAGGATATTGGCGCAACAAGTGGTACACCTTTATTTGAAATATATACACCATACAGGTCAAATATAAATGAGTTCTTTTATGAAGTAGGCGAAATATTACAAGTAGTAAATGGCGGCACAAGCGCAAGGCTATATAGCGCACTTACAGGAACATTAAATGGGGATGTGTTTTTAATAAAAAGGGAAACTACCTACTTTACAGAAAATATGTCACCCAATGATAAGTATTGGACTAAATGGGAAACTGATATTGGATGGCCTAACCTGATTGATAAGATAGGGCAAAAGCAATTACCTTATCAGGGATGCTTTAGTGATGTGTATATTCAGGGTGCAAAAAGTAATGGGCTTTCATCATTCGGGGCGTTAAATACATTCGTGTTAGATTCAAGCAATGGGTCAATATTTAAATTACAGCTAACTACCAAAACGCAGGTTGACGGTTCTGTAATGTTGGCTATATGTGAGAATGAAACGATTAGTATGTACTTAGGGGAACAGCAGATTTTTGATACACAAGGAAGCGCATTTATAGCGGCAGCAAGTAATGTGGTAGGTAGTACAAAATCATTGCGTGGTAGTTTTGGCACAAGGAATCCTGAAAGCGTAGTTGAATTTAGGGGCAATGTTTTTTGGTACGATGTAATTAATGGCAAGTATATACAGTATGGGGCAAACGGATTATTCCCTATAAGCAACTACAAAATGACAAGATTTTGGAAACTGTTTAGTGATTTGTATTCAAGCATGACGGTTGCTGAAATTGAAGCATTAGGAAGCAGACCTTTTGTATTTTCAACCGTTGACCCTTACCACATGGAATTATTGGTTTCAATTCCTAAACTTTCAAATACACCACCTAAAGGTTATCTACCTGATTACCCCGATGATATATTCCCATTTGATATATGGGATGCACAAGGTAAAACTATTGTGTATAAATTAGATTTAGGAGAAGGCAGACCAAGTTGGGCAGGTGCTTATAAATTCAATCCTGAAAACTTTATTTCATTTGAAAATAAATTATATTCATTTAAGAATGGTCATTTGTATTTGCATAATCAAACAGAAAATTACAATGAATTTTACGGGGTGCAATACACTTCTAAAATAATGGTTATTTCAAACGCATTACCGAACAAGCCAAAGACGTATAATAACATTACAAGTGAAAGCAACTTAGTTCCAAGTTTTGTATATCTGTATAACAACTATCCAATTCAACAATCAAGCGATTTAGTGGATAATGACTTTAGAAACTTTGAAGGAAATTTCTATTCAACAATATTCAGAAACAAATTAGTTCCAACAGCAGCAGGATATACAACAGACGGTTTAATGACAGGTGAAAAAATGAGAAACGTTGCAATGTGGATTATGTTTGAATGGAGGGTTACTGCTGTTCCTTTGGAATTAAAATATGTAGATATTGGGTTCTCAATTAGTAAGGGAAATCCTATTTAAAATAAAGTTATATTTGTAACATGGAAGTATCGTTAAATAAAAGGGATGAACAGATTGACCAATTGGAGGCTATTATAGTCAACGAAATGCCGTCTGTAAACATTACGCTACGACACTTCTTTACAGATGGGCTATACGCAAGGGAAATGTCAGCACCCGAAGGGGCAATGATAACAAGCAAGATTCACAAAACAGAACACATATTCATACTTTCACAAGGTTGTTTAAGTGTGTGGGATGACAACGGGAAAGAAGTTATTATTGAAGCACCTTACATTGGAATTACAAAAGCAGGAACAAGAAGGGTAGCATTGGTGCACGAAGATATTGTTTGGACTACCTTTCACGCTAATCCTGATAACGAAAACGAATATCAAATAGAAGAAAGAATAATTCAAAAACATGACAATCCATTATTAGAAAAATCTAAAACATTAATACAATGAGTTTCGTAGCAGCAGCAGGGTTAGCCGTAGGTATTGGCGGTATGGTTGGTAAAGGTATCGCAAGAAGTAAAGCCAATAAGCAGCTTTCAAAACTTCAGGGTCAAGACCCAATATACCAAGAAAATCCATTGGCAGCGCAAAGGCTTGGACTTGCTAATACACTTTTAAATGCCCGTATGCCTGGAGCATCACAAGCGCAACGTAACATTCAAACAGCAGGTGCTAATACCGTAGCAGGGGCGCAAAGGAACGCTACAAGTGGCGCACAAGCCTTATCGGTAGGTACGGCAGTAAACGCACAGCAGGGACAACAGTTTAATGATTTAGGGCAACAAGAAGCACAGGATTATCAAAGAAGATACGGTAACTTAGTAGGCGCACAAGAAGGAATGATTAATGAACAGCAAAATGTATTCCAAGACGAAGTAAGAAGGTTTGGTGATAAAACACAGATACAGGGGGCGCAAGCAGAGAATAGGGCTAATACTTGGGGCGACGTAAGTAGGCTTGGGTTTGGAGTTGCCGATCTTGGGATGGCAGGTGGATTCAATCAGTTTAAAGGAATGTTTGGTGGCGGTGGTAGTCAAGGGATGGCAGGTCAGCAAAGGCAAGCCTTTAATCCACAAATGAGTACAATGGGAGGCGCAACGCCACAAGGTACAGGTGGTATCAATCCTTATTTCACGCCTTATATTGGAGGCTTTAATCCTAATACTAACAGAGCATTAAACGGATAAAACAATGGCTTTAGACCTTAGAGGATTTACTATACCGGAACAAGACTTT